ATGGACATAAAAAACCCGCTCTACGCGGGCTTTGTTAAAAAATTAAATGGCTTTGTGCATTGCACTGAGGATGAGGTGGGGCAGGGTTGACACGTTGCGGTGTAGAAATAGATCGGACAAATGTTTCATGAGTAATGAACGTATGTCCGCATTCAATGTTCTGACACTGGTTATATCTTTCTTTTGTGTTTGACGATACCTGATAGCTACTCCGCGTATGCGCTGCATTACCACAGAGAGGACAATTCATCATTTTCAGGTTTCTCCAGCTCGAAAAGTTTAAATATGATAACTTGTAACTTGCATTTTCAAAATGATTTAATTCATGTCCGTATCTGAAATTTTAACTTCCAGTTCCAGTGACGTCGTAAAACCGTTATCGTTTATGGAGTTGGTTACAGTAGTGACAATCCAGTCCGCTTCATCAATCTGCTGTTTGAATCCGCTTACCCTGACCGGCAGTTCCGGGAATAAATCCTCGCGCCCCATCGCCAGACCGATAGAAAACGACGCCACGCCACGCTGAAGCCGTTCCCATGTCGCCTTTGCGGCGCGCTCCGCGTTGCGCCGGTTGGCATACGTCCGGCTAAGAACCAGGACATTCTCATCCGTCCCGATGAGGTAATCCCCCTGTTTGGCTTCCGGGGTTTTGGTCGTGGATGTGCTGGACTTCCGGCGCCTCCGCTTCACCTTTGCCGGGTCTTTCTTTACCGGCTCGCGGGTGTTCAGCCAGGAAGCGATCACTCCGGTGTAGGCTTCCCGGTCCACCAGGCTGAAGCGGTGCTGATCGCCGGACTGGCGGGTTATTGTGGCAACCGGCAGCGCTTTCCCGCTGGCGGTTTTGCCCTGGCCCTGCCGGATGAACAGCAGCCTGCCCGCCTTAACGGATGCAATCGCGCCATACTGTCTGGCCAGCCGCATCAGAAATGACCCGTCTGATTCATTGGTCTGGTCGATGTGGTCCACCTCCTGCGCGGCCATGTCCGTACCGATGGCCGTTTCCAGCTTGTGCCGGGCGGCGATTTCTTCACACATTTTCCCCACGGTGGTCTGATGCCAGGACTTCTCCCGGCGCGTGTTCAGCGTGGCGCGAAAATCCGCGCTACGCGCCCGCACGGTGATGCGGTCCGGCGTTCCGTAATGCTCAATTTCATCAACGGTAAAATCCCCTTTCACGATCAGCGGCTTTCCCTTCCAGCCCAGCGCGAGCGACAGTACCGCACCCCGGCGCGGCAGCTCCAGCAGACCGTCCGCGTCGTCCAGTTCCAGATCGAGGCGGTCAGCTTCAAAGCCACGGTTATCTGTGTGCGTCAGGGAAATAAGCCGGGGCGCAAGGTTCTGCGTGATATCCCGGTCCTTCATCATCACCCGGTAAGCCGGGACACATTCACTACCGGCAAACATGGTCATTTCTGTCATGACAGTAAATCCCCCAGACTGCTGACCGCGTTGTCCTTAAGCTGGGCCAGTTGCCCGGACAGGTCGCCCAGCATCTGACTGAGCGACTCATCCATACGCTTCAGCGTCACGGTAAATTCAATTTTTCTCGGTGAACCGTCGCTGAAAAACTCGCTTTCCGTTCGCCCGATATTCTCAATCACAAACATGCCGTAAATGGTCCCGTTCCCTTTCAGCAACGGCCAGCCCTTGCCGGTTTCCGCCATCAGTTCCAGCATCTGCATGGACAGTCGCCCGCCGGTGATGGCTGGCATCAGGATCCCGGACAGGGTTATCACATCGCTGTCCGGCCCCAGAAACTGAAGCGACGGGCGCAGGCCCACGCGGTTGTTGCTGGCGTGTCGCCACTGCTGTTGAAGCTGCAACTGCTGGAATGGCACTGTTTTGAGCATGAAAACAAACAGGCCCAGAGTCATCATCATGGTTAAAAATCCCCTCTGTCACTGAAGCTACTGCGGCGACCAGCGGCGCGCTGGCGTTCTCTGGCGTCGAGCTGGCGCATAACCTCCGACACCACGTCCTGCGCGTTCTGGCCCGGTGCCTGGTGAATGTTGATTTCATATTTCGCCGGACCGGATGAAACAGACACATCACCGCCGCGCAATCCGTCTGACGGCTGAAGATATTCCGCAACCGGCAGGCTTAGCGGATGAAGGGGTTTCGCGGCAACTGGCTGTGACAGGCTGCCGAACGCCATCGCGGTAGCGGCAGCCAGCGCTGCAGTACGCCGACGACTCATGATATTGACTGGCCCGTTAATCAGCTCCGGGCCATTCTCCCCGACAATGCCCATTTTCCCGGCGGGCAGGTAGCCGCCGGAATCGTACATAGGCAGGTTGTAGCCGCCGCCGTAACCGCTCGCAGCAGTTGTCCCATAGGCGGTATAACTGTTTCCGGTGATAGCTTTTGCATCGGGCAGCTTCTGTGATTCTTTGTTTACTACCCCAAGTTTTTCAAGCAACCATGACACGCCGGACTTGAGCGACTCCAGCGGACTCATCACCATAGCAAGCCCGTCAGCAAGCATCTGACCGAAGCGCTTACCCATTTCCGCCGCATGGTTCAGTTCTTCAGCCGAAGATTTCACCGGAGCCAACAGATCCGTGAATCCCTTCCACAGAGCTGACACCTTATCCGCAATCCATGTAAACACCGGGCGCATCGGCTCGAATGCTTCCTTAACTGGCCCGGCTGCCGCCTGAAAGCCTTCCACCATCCCGGATAAAAATGCCGTGATGGGCTGCCAGTATTTCCAGACAACCAGCGCGACGGCAGACAGCGCCATAATGACCAGACCCACGGGACTTAGCAGCGCACCCAGCAATCCGCCGGTTGCCATTAATGCCGTACGCAGAAGCGCCAGCGGGGAGGTGACAAGCGCCAGCAGAATATTACCGAAGCGGCTCACTGCCGAACCGAGCATCCCAAAGCCTGCCGTTGCCAGCCCGGCCACATGCCCCCGCAGGGTTGACAGCGTGGCGACAGGGTTTCTGAACGCGGCGACCAGCGCGCCGCCCGCGTTCTCTGCCTGCTCTTTGAGATGATTGAGCACTCCGTTGCGCAGCGCATCCAGTATACCGCCTTCCTCGTCATCCCCACCGAACCCGGACAGGGCGTCCCGGATGCGCTCCATCACGGAAGCCGCATCGGTATTCTGAAGGCTTGCCAGAAATGCTTGGATCCCGCCACCGGCACCGGCCAGTCCCGGAGCCAGACGGGTAATAATGGCCGCCAGTCCTCCGAAGCCCGGAAGCAGGCGCGACAGCGCGCCACCGCCCAGCAAGCTAAAACCGTAACGTATGATTGCCAGCGGCCCCAGAATGGCAGCAACGGCAAGCCCCAGCGTTCCCAGCGTTGCAGTAACTATTGCGAAACCGGCGACCACCTTAAAAATCGCAGATGTTAGTTTCGGGTGTTGCTGAACAAACTGATTGAGACGGTTTGCCAGATTGCCGAGCCAGTCAGCCAGTTGTTTCAGTTCAGGCGCAACGGTCGCGCCTATCGTAGCTAATGCGTTGGTAAAGGATCCGGTCGCCGCTTCCCAGCGGTTACCAAGCGTTTTAAGCTGGGAATCAACGCGTTCACGCAGGGATGCCTGCGCCTGCAATTTCTTTTCCGCATCACGGTAGCCCTCCATTCCTTTATCAATCATGATATTCAGAACCTGGAGGGTTTCCGCATCATCTCCAAAGATGCCTTTCAGGGTGGCGAGCCGCATTTCTGTAGAAACATTTTTGAGCTTCAGCAACTGTTGATAAAGCGCCTCAAGCCCCGCAAATTCGCCTTTCCCATCACTGAAAGAGAGTCGAATTTTATAACCTGCGGCCTTAAGATCGTCATTAGCCCCCGTTACTTTATCCTTGTTCATGGCAGCCTGGAAAACCTTGCGGTAAGCGTTTCCTGCTGACTCACCTGCCATGCCAGTCTGGTCGGCCATTACAAGCAACGGCGCAAAAACTTTTGCCGCTTCCAGCCCTTTAACTTTGAGAATGGACATAGCACTGGAAATTTTTGCATAACCGTTAAGCATGTTGTTCGGGTCAACACCGGCATAGAAACCTTTCTGGATCACATCCATCAGGCCCATCATGTCTTTTTCTGTCGTCCCGGTGGCGTCCTGTAGTTTTGCTGCAAATTCTGCGGCTTCTGTCGCGGGTAGCTTCAGTTGTACGCCGAGATATGCCGTAGCTTCACCAAGGCCATTAAGGATCGTTGTTGCTGACATTCCCTGACGGCGAAGCATCGTCATCATGTTTTGAAAATCTGCCGTAGTGCCGGGCAGGCGATCACCGAGCTGAAGCGCCAGCTTATTTATTTGCTCATATTCAGGCAGCACCTTTGCGCCCGGAGCCATCATAGAAGCCGCCAGTTGGGTCGCTGCCTCTTCCGATTCTGAGTACGCCCGGACTGGAGCCATTAGCGGCATGGCGGTGGCCACACCTGTCGCTATCATTCCCGCCCCGGTAGTGGCAATTTCATTACGCAATGCTCTTGAACGCTGAAGCGTTGCGCTGGCAGCATTGGCGCGCCGCTGTTGTTCCCCGACGCGCTTCAGCCTTGCTTCCTGCTCCCGAAGTTCATCGTTATAGCTGGCCGTTTCCCGGCGGATTTTTTCTGTGGCACCGGTGCCGTCTTTGGCTGAAATGCCAAGCCGGTACAACTCCGCCCGGACCCGGCTTAGCTGCGCGGTTTCTTCCTGCTGTTTTTTCTCCAGGCGTGACACGGCCCGCCACTGGTCTTCCAGAGCTTTGGTCTGTTTCTTTGTCGGGTTTTCCATCCCCGCCATTTCGCGGGTCATCATCTGGGCGCGCAGACGCGCCTGCGCCAGATCGGCACCGGTCTGTTTTAAGGACTGTTGCAGTGTGCGGAACCCGTCGAGCTTCGCGCCAGCCTGGTCTAGCTGTTTCAGGGCATCACGGGATTTTTTGATGGCGGCGGCCAGTTCCTGAGAACCGGCACGCGCATCCTTAAACGGGCGGGTGAGCTTATCAACGGCATTTAATACAACCTGCAAGCGCAGGTTACGGTCACTCATCGGCGGCCCCACTTCGTAAAATGGCTTTGTGCCGCCACTCCAGCAGTTCTGTCAGCGACATATCGCCGGTTACATCGGGCGGCCAGTGAAAGATCGTGGCGATATCGGCAATTAAGTCATCAACAGTTAATTTGTCGGGAAACCGGCAGTTGCCGACTTCGGTAACAAAAAACTGACCAGCTCCACGGATAACTGCAACAGATCGCCCGGCTCCAGGGTAAGCACTTCCTCGCGGGTTAGTGACGGCGTGGTGACGCGTGGCAGCACCACCATCATGCTGTCCACGTCCATTTCCATCAGCGACTGCAAGCGGGTGCCGCGCAGCGCGCCGGACTGCGGCTTGCGCACAGTGACGGTTTCAATAGTCTGTTTCCCGCGCTGGACCGGACAGTCCAGGGTGACGGTTGCGGTGTTGCGTGGTTCGGTGCCGGTGGTTTCGGTTTCTTTGGTCATGATGTTTTCCGTTCAGATAAAGGAATACGGGCGCGTTAAACACGCCCGGAAGAATTACAGGCCAAGCGCGGCGCGGTGCGCTTCAAGCATATCCACGCCGCCGACTTTCCAGACCATGTTCACCGTGTCCACTTCATACAGCTCCTCACCATTGATGGTGAGTTTTACGTATGTGTTGGTGCAGGTCACTTTGGTGGTTGAGCTGTCGCCCTGCTTGTGTTCACCGGAATCCAGCTCCTTGTAGCGACCACGGGTAACCAGTTCCAGCGCGTAAACTTCTGCGGTGTCGTCACGTTGTAAGGATTCAGTAAAACGCAACTGAACACCGTCCACAGTGGGCGTCGCCATCTGCTTGAACAGCTGGATTTCAGTACCACCGATAGTGAATTCCGTATCCAGCGCGCCATCGTCCAGGCCCAGACTGATATCCACCGAACCCGGCATACCGCCGCCCCGGTACTTCTCCATTTTCTCCGTCAGTTTTGGCAGGGTGACGGACTCAACCAGGCCGATCCAGTTCTGACCGGCATTAAACAGATTCAGGTATTTAACCTTGCGTGGCAGTGCCATAACGTCCCCTTAGGATTTAAGCTGGCTGGCAAAATCGACCAGATAACGGTCAGTGATACGCTGGCGGAACATCAGGTTTTCCAGCGGCGGGACCGGGGTGTAGTCATAGTCCAGCCACAGTTTCCCGGCCTTGATGGTGTCCTTATTGTTCACGCTGTCGTCAAACCAGCAGTCCCCGCCCAGCAGATAACCCTGGCTGACCAGTGAGCGCATTTTGGCTTTTACGCCTTCGATAATGTCGCGGGCCAGTGACGGGGTCAGCGTCATGTCATTCGCCCACATGTGAGCCTCTGCCATGGTATCTGCCAGAACCTGCGCGGTGCGGGTGTAACATTCGAACTGGAAAAGCGGGTCATCACTCAGGGAACGGGAACCCCAGAAGCGAAAACCATCAGAGCGGATAAGCGTGGTGATATCGTTTTTATTCAGCAGGCCCGCGTCGGTTGCCGGATCCTGCAAGTCCCAAAATACATCAGCGGAAATCCCGGTGACGCCATTTACTGCGACGTTGGAAAGCGACTTGTGCCAGCCGGTGTCACTGTCAATTTTGGCGCGCAGGCCCAGCGCACGGGCGGTGGCGTACATCGTCTGTTCGGCATTTGTCACCGTGTCCCAGCCGGTAAAATCAGGCCAGATCAACATACCTTCACGCTGGCCGAAGTTGGCACGGTAATCGATACATTCCTGCACGGTTTTACAGCCATAGGCAGCCAGATACGCAAAGCCGCGCAGGGACTGCGCCACGCTCAACAGCTCAGACGCCACCGCCTGTGTGTCATGACCGGGAACACCCAGAATGCGCGGTTTTACTCCAAGCTGGTTGTTGGCGGTCAGCAGCGCTTTCATGCCAGTGCGTTTACCCTGGGCTGTCACGCCGCCGATGATATTCGACGTGGTTTCCGCTTCGGTTTCGCCCTGTTCAACGCGCACCACTACGGTAACGGGTTTGGACTGATCGGCAATCGCATCCAGAGAACGGGCAAGGGTGCCGGTTTCGCCTGCTTTCCCGGACGCTGTGACCACGTCAGTAATAAGCACCGGCGTGTTAAGCGGAAATGCTGCCGCGTCGGCGTCGTCTGCCGTGCAGACCATCCCAACAACAGCGGTACTGACGGTACGAATGGTGCGCGTTCCTTCATTGACTTCCAGAACGCGGACACCGTGGTGATAATCTTCAGCCATCTGGCGGACCTCCTGAGTGGATTCCGCCCTATGGTGAATTGATTATGTCGCGCGCACAGCTTCGCGCCGTTGTGCTGTTACTGACACAATATGCCGCGTTTACCCATGGCTCACAGCCTTGAACTGACCCAACTCGTTTAATCAATCGAACGTATTAGTTTTTTTGTGATTTTTTTCATCAATCATTAAATAGGTAACATAGGTGAGTGGGAGGGGATATGTCTGTAGATATGCAAGCACTATATGAGCATGTTTCCTGGTGTGTCTGGCATGAAGGCCTGCGGCTGTATGATGATGGTATGCCGGGAAACTTAAGGGCTGTTAATAGCATAAGAAATGGGTGTGTAAATCTACAAAATCATAATGATTATGCGAGAAAACTAATATCTGCTGCATCTAATTATGAATTGCTTGAGGTGATGGAAGCGATACAAAAACGCGTTGAAGATGAACACAACCTTTTTACTCATTTTGAATGGGTTGCATACCATGAATCAAAGCGTTCTGATTTCTTGAACCTTTTGGCTGAAGGTAAATTCAATGAAATCAGGCCGATATACTACAATCATCAAAATCATAATACCAATGCAAAATTTCTTCTTTCTTGTGTGAATAATGCTTATATCGAAAACATGATTAATAAATTATGAAATAACTGCTCTTCTGAATACAAATTATTATGGTTCAGAAGAGCGCGTGACTTTTAAAACCCTCACCTTTAAAAATTTTATACATGCCGGAAGTTTTTTATAGAGCGTTGAAATCCCTCTATCAAAAATATTAGCAATCAACTGCGAGACTCCCCGGCAGCAATTAGTCATCCGGCCTGCGTCCATTGTTCAGCTGATAATTTTGGACATCGACCACCGATGCAGCCTTGGAGGTGTAATTTATGGCATGCCTGGCTGGGTTGATTTACCGCCGCCCACGCCACAACAATTAACTGACCAGGCTGAACAGAAAAGAATCACGTTAAAAAGTGAAGCAGATGCAGAAATAGCCTGGCGAAAGGATGCGGTTGATGCTGATATCGCCACGAACAAGGAAGCCAGTGAGCTTGTAGGGTGGGAAAATATCGGGTGCTGTTGATGCGGGTCGATACCGCGACAGCACCCGACATTAGCTGGCCTGTTAAGCCGGAATAGCGGGCCAGTTTATATCCGGCGCGGTGGAGGTGTCTGTAGCTTCCACCGCCTCAATATAATCCAGCGTCAGATTTAAATTATTCGTCTCGTCGGGTGTAAGTTTTCTTTCCGCTCGTAGTTTCAACTGTATAACGCTGATTGACTGCATAGCCTCGTCAATTCGGCGCTGTTTTTGCTGTTCTGCCTGACTAATTAATTCGGCTTTCGAGGGTTTTGGTATGTCAGCCCAGGCAGGTAAACCATCAGGCCCGGCGATGCGTATTTTCCCTGCCGGTGGCAATTCGCTAAAAAATTCGCTGAACACTTCCGAAGACATTAAAACCGCATCGTCCGGCCAGGTGCCGGTAGCTTTAAAAATTTCAATATCACTTTGCGGGTACGCACCGTTTGTGGTTGCTGAATAATAAAATCCGCTCATCGTCCGATCCCTATAATGCGTGCAGATGCAGAAATCTGCCCCCAGTTATGCAGCTCTACCGCTGCGTTTGAAAATGCCCCGGCCACAACGTTTCCCGCTGTCGTATTCGGTGTAACAGCAACAGGGACTGCGATAGCAAATAAACAAACAGATAACGGGTAAGCCCAGTACCCCACCCCGGTAGTGCCTGCCGGTACTTTGCCTGTTTCCAGCCACTGCAATTTAAAGCCGTTCGGCAGCTTCACATAACCGGCGGAGGCATTTCCCACATATTCAAATGCTGACATGTCAGGGATCTGACCCGCTCCGGTGCCTACTGCCCGCTTCGCCGCTTCTTTCAAACCAAGGTTACTGAGAAACGCCGCAACATCCGGTATATCCGCCCCGTTACTGGCCTTATCCATTTTTTTTGACAGTTCCGCTGTCATGGTTGCCGCAAAATTCGGATCGTCATTCAGCGCGGCGGCCAGTTCATTCAGCGTGTCGAGTGCTGCCGGTGAGGAATCCACCAAGGCTGCCAGCGCAGCTTTTACATAAGCAGTGGTGGCAATCTGCGTGTTGTTAACAGTCTGCGCCGCCGTCGGGGCCGTTGGCGTTCCGGTAAACGCCGGGCTTGCCAGCAGTGCGGCCACTGCCGCTTTCACAAATGCCGTGGTCGCGAGCTGTGTATTGTTAACGGTTTGCGCTGCCGTCGGTGCTGTCGGCGTTCCCGTCAGTGCCGGGCTTGTCAGCGGCGCTTTTGCGGCCAGCAAGTTTGTCATGGTTGTGGCGAAGTTCGGATCGTTACCCAGAGCGGCGGCCAGTTCGTTCAGCGTGTCCATTGCCGCCGGTGAGGAATCAATCAGCGCTGTGATGGCCGCTTTCACAAATGCCGTGGTCGCGAGCTGGGTGTCGTTTGACGTCTGCGCCGCCGTCGGGGCTGTGGGTTTACCGGTAAGCGCCGGGTTTGCCAGCGGGGCATAATCCGCCACGACCTGTTTCACATGCGCAGTGGTGGCAAGTTTGGTTGTGTTATCCGTTTTAACCGGCGTCGGCGCGGTAGGCGTCCCGGTCAGCGCCGGGGAGGCTTTCGGCGCGTACTGATTGTGTGGGTTAGCGGCGTCGAGGTGCGCGGCCATCAGGTCATCGGCATACACCTTGACCTCAATCGTGCGATCGTCAACGTATTTCCGGGTCGCCAGCACTACCGAAGGGTCAATTTTCAGGGTGATGGCGTCAGTGTTCGATACGATCAGAATCATGCGGATGGTCTGGGTACGCCCGCTGCCTTCCTGTAACTGCGGCTTATAGGTTTCCGGGCAGTTTGCCACCGCAATCAGCGTCCCGTCCTTATCGTACAGACCAATAGTGCGGATCCAGAAGCCGCCTTCATTTTCCGGTATAACCTGTTCGGCAATAATCTGTCCGGGGTTCGCCGGGTCAATGCTCAGCATGTTAATCGGGGCGCGCCGCTGTTCGCCGACAATGGCAGTCTGACTGGCGTCCGGTGTCGGCAGTACGCCGCCACCATCACCCACGGCCATGGTGGTAATTTCCAGTTTCGTTCCCAGCGCCATGGCGTTAGCCAGCTTCGCGGCACCCAGCGTGGTCAGGATTGCATAATATTTTGCCGTCATGGATTTACGCTCATCTCATCAATCAAATGGATGGCAGCGCCGGACACTGCCGGGCCGCCCACGCTGATAGCTTCAGCAAAGTAGGGATAAACAGTCAGCTCATCGCCCTGATAGCTGGCCGCGCCGGTGATAACGCTGCCGCTGGTCTGCAAGTTTATGGACAGGCCAACCAGATGGCGGCTGACCGGCTTTGCGCCCGCTATCAGTCGCTCAAGTTCCTGGTAGGTTTCTTCCGTGATGCCTTGGTCCTGAACGCCAATATCAAGGCGAAAGGTTCCCGGCGTTTCACCGGACTGCCACCACTCGATCACCCGGATGAGAAAGCCGAACGGCTCCACCACACGGCGCACGGCTGCAATGGTGCCTTTCTGACGGTGGATGAAATATGCATCACGCACCACCTGGCGTTTCACCGCTACCGGCCAGGCTTCATCCCAGCGGTCAACAGAGAACGACCAGGCAAGCCAGGGCAGCAGGTGTTCCGGGCAGGTGTCCGGGTTCCACAGTTCGCGCAACGGCACCGGAACGGTGCTGATATCGCCGCAGGCTTCAGCAAGACGACGCTCCAGCGCGGACGATCCCGGTGGTAACAGGCTAGTCATTAGCATCCCCGGCAATGGTGATATCTGTGGCGGTGCAGTATCCCGACTGTGACTTATCCATCAGCACATCGGCTGCAGGCTCCAGCAGCTCCACCCAGTCCACCCCGGCCACACGCAGCACAGCCTTGTAGTTATCGCGCCGGATACTGCGCGCCAGCTTCTTTTGCTCCAGCAGATAGGCAGCAAGATTGTTCTTTGCTGCCGCCAGACAGGGACCGGCCACCACGCCATCAAACAGGTGCAGCTTTGCCGCCACCCGGTATTCAGTGATAGCGGCGGACTGAACGGTCAGCCGGTCGCCCAGCGGGCGGATGGTTTCGGCGCTCAGCTTGCTGGCTACAATATCCAGCAGCGCCTGGCTGGCCTGCCCGTCACCCTCATGGGACAGCACGGTCACCACCACCGCAGCGGGAGACGGGCTGACCGTGGATGCATCGGCTACCCTCCCGTCAGCACTGCGGGCGTGGAAGTTATACGCCGCTTCTGGCCCCGCCACGGATAAACCTTCGAACGCTTCCGGCGCGCGCTGGCGTAAATCCTCGTCGCTCTCCATGACCGCCGGAACCGGCGGAACGGCGGTTTCATCCGCTGGCGTGACGACCAGACGCTGCACATTAAAGTTGGCGACCAGGTTGTCCAGATCTCCGCCGCCGGAACGGGCAATAATGACCGCCTGCACTGCTTCATTGATGCGCTGACGCAGCAGAATTTCCCGGTAGCAGTTTTCCTGAAGGATTTTTAGTTGCGGTTCGGATTCCAGTTCCAGCGCACGGGCAACCGCTTCCTGCAATTCAGCAGGGTAAAGCGATACCAGACGCGCCTTACGCGCAGTAAGCAGCGTTTCAAAGTCCGGCACATCAATAATTTGCGGCGCGGGCAGGGATGAAAGATCAACGGCACTCATAAATTATTCCCCATCGGAACACTTAAGCTCACAGCGGAACCGTCATCACGATAGCCGCTAAGCTCCACGACCATTTCACCGTCCATGGTGGTTTCCAGCGTGACGCTGTCTAACCGGATACGCGGTTCCCAGCGGTTAAGCGCGCTGTAGGTTGCCGCCATTACCCTGAGTTTTGTCGCCGGGTTCGTCGGATCATCAATCAGCGATAAAAACAGCGAGCCATATTCCCGGCGATAAATCCGGGAACCGACCGGGGTGGTAAGAATGTCCCGCACGGACTGGCGGATATGATCGATATCCGTAATGGCTTCGCCGGTCCGTTGATTCATCCCCATATACATCATCAGACTGGCCCGCCCGTTTTATCGCCGCCCTTGATTACGCCGATGTGGGCGTGAGCATCCAGAACAACACCATTGGAAGATAATGCGCCGCCGCTCTGGGTAACGTCACCGTTGATCACGGTCTGTCCCGCGTCGATATCCAGCAATGCTGTTTTGATGGCTATGCTTTCCGGCGCTTCAAAAACGATATTTGCCCCGGCTTTAACCTGATAGCGCCCGGTTTCCGGCTCATATTCAATCCAGCCGCCATCCGGGAACGCGGTTACCATTGCGTCCTCTGACGTGGACGGCGGGGGGCAGGCATCGGAATAAATGCCAGGCAGAACAAACGCCGTGGTTAACTCGCCACCCACCGCCAGTAGCAGAACCTGTTCGCCTACGGACGGTTTCCACCATGTGCGGGATTTACCGGCGCGAAGGGTCAGCCAGTTAAGCCAGTTGGTTTCGAGGTCGCCGGTCTGGACGCGGCACTGCCAGTTTTCGGCGTCCACCTCGGTCACCACTCCTTTTCGGATAAGGTTAAGGAGAAGGCGGTAAAGTTCGGCAAGGCTGAATTCTGTTTTCATAACATCAGTTTTCCATTGTTGCCGCGTGACGATTAGTCCCGGCCATTGTTTCAGGCACCAGACAATCAGCCCGCCAGATGCGCGATAATGAGGTCTTTGATAATTTCTTCAGATGCGTCAGTTATGCCCAGCAGTTCACGCCGCGCATATGTCACCTGTGGGCCTCCTGGCCTCACCCGGTCGCGTAATCCGTAGTGATGAACGCGGGCGATACGCAGCGCCTTAGCATCAAACCTCACCTCAGCCGTGCTTGCCGTCACGCGGGTTTTCATATACCGAACGGTGCGCAGTTTGGTGAACATCTGGCGACGTACGCGGCCCTTTTTGGCGCGGCCAGATACCCGCCGTGGCTCGTAGGCGCTGCCGTCCGGGTTTTTCTGCATCCTGATATTCTGTTGTTGTTGTTGCCTGACTCTTGTCGCGACATCCCGCAACAGTTTGCGCCGCTGCGCCGGTTCAAGCTGGGCTATCAGTGCATCCAGCCACCCTTCAATTTCTTTAAATTCAGCCATGGCGGATCCAGTAATCGTCTTCCGGGCTGGCAGGTTCCGGGACGGCTTCAACTACCGCCAGTCCGTTCTCAACCGCGACAATGACGCGCTCCGTCAGCGCCAGAAAAATGGCGATATTACAGAGATCGTTATTCAGAATATCCACCTCAAACCGGAAGAGTTTTTCCCGCAGTTCAGGGTTGTTCAGCGCATCGGGTTGATGCGTGGCGAGCCAGTTACACACAACAGCAACCAGCAGATTCGGATCCCCGGCATAATCCGTTACCACCACATTCAGTGTGTAACGGTATTCCCATCCGGGAGCCGGTACGCCGGTACTGACCACCGTCCCCTCATCCACAAACAAATGCAGGGCATCAGGGTTTTTCTTCAGAAACTCCAGACCTTCACTGATGGACTGGCGCAGGGAATCGGGCTTTTTCACTGAGTTTCTCCTGACAGTCCACGATCATATCCACCTTAGCGGCACACAGCCCCCAGGCGGTTTCCGCTGTTTCTTTGGCTTCCAGCAGTTCACCGTTGTTTGTCGGGTTACTCGCCGGGAGCTGACAGCGGGTCACCGCCGGACAGGAAATCCTGATAACCTGCGCCGCCGGTAATGGCGGGGCGGTTTTGCAGGCGGATAAGATCAGCAGGCAAAGGAGCATCAGCCCAGCGCGCATTATCTTCACTTCCACGGATCACCCCCTTAATCATTGCCTGACGTTCTGCGGCCGCCGCGTGAATGGCTTCCGTGTTGCGCTGAAGCCTGGCCTGATAGGCGTCATTCATCCGGGCCATCATGTCCACGGCCTGAAGCTGGCTGTTTTTGTCGCTCAGCTTTTCAGACAGCGCCTTAATATCCCGGTCACGGCTGCCGATAGCCTGGTGCGCTTCATTAAGTCGCCAGCCCAGAAAAGCCAGCGCGGTGGCAAGCGCTGCCAGTAAAACCACTACGCCACGGTGCATGGTGCATCCGCCATTAGCTGACGATAAACCGAGGCGGTAAACCGAAAGGCCACTGCGCAGAACAGATAAACAATCGCCACAACCAGCCAGCCCGCATTAATGAGGCAGACCACCATGGCGGCAAAAGTCACCCACGACCACAACCGGCGCAACGGGGAAATATCCGGGTTAAAGATGGCGCGTACCGCCTTCAGTGCCTGCGATTCCGCATCCGGTACTCTGCCTTTTTCAAACACGTACCAGATAAAATGTCCCGCCATGCCCGTTGTGACAGCAGTCAGCATCAGCGCACAACCCATCCAGGCCCACGCCACCACAAAATTCACCGCCACACTTTCCGGTTTCAGCAGCCCCGCGACCAGCATCAGCGTCAGCACCACATCCAGCACAAAAAAAATCACTTTACGTTTCATGGATTCACCCCTTTTAAGCACCACGCCTTTTCCCGCGCGCGGCGGTTTTCAAGCCCGTTGTTTTTCACTCCGTTGACGTATACCCAGCGCGACAGCTGATCACACGCCTGCCACCACTGGCGCCGTTTGATAAACGACACCATCGTGGAGCGGCACACCGCGCCGGTGCCGACGTTAAACGCCAGGCTGACCATTGCGTCATATACCTGTGGCGGCATGTCCACCGGCGCGCAGACCGCCAGCGCCTTTTCCACCCGTAACACGTCGCTGACGAGATTCCCGGCCACCTGGTGATCGTTGAGGGTTTTCCCCGGCACGACGCCTTCGGTATGCCCGATCCCGTTAGTCCATACACCGGCGGCGCAGCGGTACGGGGTAAGCCGACAGCCTTCAGAATCCGCAATCAATTCCAGCCCCTGCGGCGAGGTTTTCAGCAACTGGAACTGCGGCAGCGTGGCAGCAATAGCCAGCACCACGCCGATCACACAGCGTTTAACGATTTGCGCGTTCATAATCCTCCCGACTGATCGCCCCGGCGGCCAGTAACTGGTAGGTTTTGCGCCGGTAATACCAGGACAGCGCGAACGCCGCCACACCCAGCACCATGGCAAGGAGTGTTCCCACATCCTGAAGCGAGAAATCACCCAGCCAGGCCAGAAACAGCGCGATGAAATACGTCAGCGCTGACATCATCCTTTCAATACTCATTTTCACTCCCAGAGTTGAATGGTCCGGGCAACAGCGGCCGGCACCTGTTCGGGCAGTTCAATTTCCAGCCCGTGAGGCAGAACCGGCCCCCGCTCCGCAAGTCCGGGATTGGCATTCAGTACGGCTTCTGTCATGCCCTGCGAGCGCCGGTAATAGCGCCAGCAGATAGCGTCAACCGTGTCATTCTGTTGCGCCCGGACCTTCATCAGATAAGCTCCACGGTCATATGTGGTAAGTCCTGCAAACGGGAAATAGCCCAGCGGGCATCCCGCATCAGTTCGTCTGCCGTCTGGGCATACTCATCCGCCTTTTTTTTGCCTTCGCCAGTCGCGTCATAATCGCGGTAACGTTCGACCAGGTTGGACTTTGCCCAGCAAAACACCGCCCGGCGGTAGAGCAATACCCGCTGGCTTTCGCCGTCGATAATCTCAGCCGGTACGCTGTTTAAATCTGCGCATCCTCGGTTCTGTTGCTTTTCCCGAAAGTCGTACAGGTCGGCATTTACTTCCGCCATGGCGGTAAGCAGTGCCTGGCGCAGCCGTTCCGGCGTAACGGTGCCATCGGTCCGCATGTCCTCCCGGAATTTCGACAGACTGATTGCAGGCCAGAAAAATGTGTTTGGGATGGTGTCCTGCGCGCCGTCCTTCACCGGCTCCGGTGAAACAAATTTCATTTTCTGATACTCCCAAAAGTTGGGCGGTGGACGGGGTTTTGATGCGGCTCAGAAACCTGTCGCCACCCCGTGCCGCCCCGCGCGTTGGCACGATTCGTCAGCCGTTGGCGGCTTTTCGCAACCGGGATTCCAGTTGCTTAATGTCGGTTTTCACACCGCTGTTGTTATCCAGTTGCAGGGCGCGTTTAAGGTGGTTCAGCGCGGCGACAGCCTGGTCGTTATCCCGCAGGGCATAGCCCAGCGCCTTGTGAAGACGGGCACGGGACTGGTCCGGCATATCGTGGGATTCGACCAGCGCCAGCGCCTGCGTCAGCAGCGCGGCGTTGAAGGTGCCGCCATCAGCAAAGGCGCGCATCGCGGCATCGGCAAACTCTTCAGCAACAGCCGTTGCCGTGGTGCGGTTGAAACGCTGCGGCATCACCCAGCCATGCTTCAGGGCATGGCGGGCGATATCCAGCGCGCCGGTGTAGTCACCGGCATCAATGCGCCAGATCATCAGGAACATTGCCACGTCGTCCTGCGGTGCGGAATCCGCTTCCAGCAACCCGGCAATCCACCCGGCATAGAGCGGCAGAAATTCCCGTTTCAGCTCGCATTTACGCTCGGTAGACTGGACCCCCTTCAGGCGGCGGCGGTGTTCGGTGAGCTGCAACAACATCATGTTGTAGCCGCTCGCCTCGCTGTGGCTGCCGCTCTCGCGGGCGGCCTCCTTAGCCTGGATATACTGCGTGTGGGCGCGGAAAGGGTTCATGGTCACGCCCCGGTGCCGCCTGCGGCGTTCTGACCATCGATCACACCCTGAACCGCAGCCGCGACCAGCGCCTGGATGTTGTCGGCAGTCAGCGCGCCGGATGAACCATTCCCCTGAGTGGCCAGCATCTCGATGTTTTCAATCAGGCAAACACCGTCGTAATCCTCGACCACATAGGCTTCATTGACGGACTCGAAATTCTCCACGCGGTCACGCTTCGGATTGTCGATAACCGAGCGGCGGCGGGTGCCGTCCTGCCAGTAGATGGACAGGTTATCCAGGCGGGTGATCAGCATGGCGTTCGCAGGGAAGAACGGAACGCGCACGGCGGGCAGGTTGCCGATGCGTTTCTGGCTGATGATGAGGTCCGCCGCCAGCGTTTCCGAGTTGGGCTGGTCGCGGTTCACAATCGGGAAATACTTGTCAGCCAGCAGCGAGCGGCCACAGACCACCACCAGTTCAGTGTCTTCCTGATACCACGGCGCAATTTTTTCACTCACTGCGCCCAGCACCAGTGCGTCCAGGTTGGCGAAGTCGCCACCGGTTCCGATGCGGATTTTCGGGGAGATCACCTGGCCTTCGCTGACGATTTTATCCAGTACCTGCACCGGCGCTTCCTGGCGGATTTTCTCCAGCCAGCCGATGTTGACGTCCTGCAACAGCGGGTTGGTTTCCCGGTTGGACGTCTTTTCACGCTTCACGCCATTAAAGCCGATCATGATGCGGTCCAGCGCCTGGCGCAGAACAATCGCATCGCGGATGCGGGTCTGGAAGTCCTGGAATTTGGCCCACAGGTCCAGCTTCGAATACGGCAGCGCCGTGTCGTAGTTGGTCTGGGTACATTTGTACCCTTCGCCGTCGATATAGGTCGGATCGGTTGGTTCGCGCTCTTTCTGGGTGGTGTCGGTGGTTCCGGCAATGGAGGCACCGATGCCCAGCCCCAGACGCTCGCCGGACTGCTCATCCACCGGGATGATGTTGATTTTTTGCAGGAAGCCGGATGACTCCTGAATTTTGGTTTCCAGCGTCTGCGCGACGGATGGCTCAGCGGTGTATTTCGATGCGATATCCGACACCGCAACGCCGTTCAGCGCGGCGAGCTGGGTCAGATATGCATTGAATTTAAAGCGGGTGGTTTTTTTCATTGTGCTGTAACTCCGTCAGCAGTTAGTGAGTTGTTCAGCGCTACCGTTCCCGCCGGTGCCAGTCGGGCGGCGGTCGCTGCGGCTGTCTTCAGCGGAAAGTTTTTCGCGCAGGCTGACCAGCTCCGCACGACCGGATTCAATGGCCTGTTGCATTTCATCCAGTCGGGCGGAAAACCCGGCCTGTGAGGTGCCGAGTCCTTCCACGGTGGCGGAAAGGGTCTGGTGCTCCTGCGCCACCGCTTCCACCGCCTGATTCACGTCGGCAAACTTCGCCTTGTCGTCAGCGGATTTACGGGTCAACAGTTCTTTTACGCGGGAGAAGAGGTTCGGCTTTTCCGTCTCGTCTTCAAATTCGATGAGGGTTTCTTCGGCAGCCGTAAACAGGTTGGCGGCGTCCAGTTTGCGACTGGCGAGCGGGCTGTGTGCCGCACCTGCGCTGAACTGCAACATTTCAGTTCCGAGGCTTGCCGGGTCGTCAGTTACAGCCAGGCCAACCAGATAGGCTTCGCCGCTGTCTGCGAAGCTGACGCTCACTTCCATGGACGTGAACAGCTTTTGCATTTTACCGGTCATGGCGACCAGGTCGTCCGTCGGGGTAATCCAGGCATAAAGCGCCATTTTCCCGGCCAGTTTGCCTTCGGTTATTTCTTCAGCTTCCAGACGGTCAACCTTCCCGAAGCGGCGAAATGGACTGTCCGGCGTGAATCCCTTGATATGCTCGACATTAATCAGGGCGGTGTAAACCTGCGGATCGTAATTCGCGGCCATCTGGGTCAGCCAGTCGCGCTCAATATTGCGCCCGTCCGTGGTGGCACCTTCCACCCCGACACGAAAACGCTTTGCTTTTTTTGCCATGTTTCCGGCTCCGGTTAGTTCATAACGACTTGTGAGCCTTTATGGTTGCGGGGCGCGGACGGCGAAACAACGTGGCGGCATTGTGCCGGAAATGGCACAACAGCCAGAAGCGGAGAAGACGCGCGCGGGGCCGTAGTCTGGCGGCATGAATACGACGCCCATCACTTCAGACCTTGACCCGCGAAAACAGGCAATGTTCCTGTATTTCAGCGGGATCCGTATCGCCCGCATTGCTGAAATGCTGGGAGAGAAACCCGCGACCGTTCACAGCTGGAAAAAGCGTGACAAGTGGGCTGATATTGGCCCACTGGATCAGATGCAGCTCACCACGGCGGCGCGCTACTGCCAGCTCGTCATGAAGGAGCAGAAGGAAGGGAAGGACTACAAGGAAATTGATTTACTGTCCCGCCAGGCGGTGCAGCAGGCGCGCATCGGGAAATTTAACAATGGCGGCAATGAAGCCGACCTGAACCCGAAAGTAGCCAACCGTAACAAAGGCCCGCGCAAGCCGCCGGAAAAGAATGTGTTTTCCGACGAGCAGATCGAGAAGCTGGAAGAGATTTTCCACGGCTCCGCGTTTGACTACCAGCGGCAGTGGTGGGAAGCGGGCAAAATTCACCGCATCCGTAACCTGCTTAAATCCCGCCAGATTGGCGCAACGTTTTATTTTGCCCGCGAAGCGCTGATTGATGCGCTCATCACAGGGCGCAACCAGATATTTCTTTCCGCCAGTAAGGCGCAGGCCCACGTTTTTAAACAGTACATCATTGAATTTGCCCGCGAGGTGGAAGTCGAGCTGAAGGGCGACCCGATGACGCTCAGCAACGGGGCCACGCTGTATTTTCTGGGAACCAACGCCCGCACCGCCCAGAGTTATCACGGTAATCTGTACCTTGATGAGTATTTCTGGATCCCGAAATTCCAGGAACTGCGCAAGGTCGCCTCCGGGATGGCGCTGCATAAAAAATGGCGCCAGACCTATTTTTCTACTCCGTCCAGCCTGACCCACAGCGCGTACCCCTTCTGGTCCGGTGCGCTGTTCAACAAGGGCCGCGCCAAGGCAGACAGGGTGGAGATCGACCTTTCTCACGCCCACCTGTCACCCGGCGCGCTCTGCCCGGACGGCCAGTTCCGCCAGATTGTCACCATTGAAGACGCGGTGCGCGGCGGCTGTAACCTGTTCGACCTCGACCAGCTCAGCCTGGAATACAGCCCCGACGAATTTCAGAACCTTTTAATGTGCCAGTTCGTTGACGATCTGGCGTCGGTGTTCCCGCTGGCGCTCATGCAGTCCTGCATGGTGGACAGCTGGGAAGTGTGGGACGACTTTGAACCGCTGATGATCCGCCCGTTTGGCTGGCGCCCGGTCTGGATTGGTTATGACCCCGCAAAAGGAACACAGAACGGTGACAGCGCCGGGTGCGTGGTTATTGCGCCGCCGGACGTGCCGGGCGGTAAGTTCCGCATCCTCGAACGTCACCAGTGGCGCGGCATGGACTTTCGCGCTCAGGCGAAGGCAATCGAAGAACTGACGAAAAAATATAACGTGACCTATATCGGCATCGACTCCACCGGCGTGGGTGACGGTGTTTACCAGTCTGTTAAGCAGTTTTTCCCGGCGGCCCGCGAGTTTGTTTACAACCCGAACGTCAAAAACGCCCTTGTCCTGAAGGCCTACGACATTATCAGCCACCGCCGTCTGGAATATGACGCGGGCCTGACCGATATTGCGCAGGCATTCATGGCCATCCGCCGCGCCACCACGGCAAGTGGCAACCGTCCGACCTATGAAGCCAGCCGCAGCGAAGAAGCCAGCCACGCCGATTTAGCCTGGGCAACCATGCATGCGCTGTTCAATGAACCGCTGGAAGGCAGCACCGTTAACAACAGCAATATTGTGGAGATTTTTTAATGAAATATTCGTTCACCCCTGAACAACTCAGCGCCCTGAAACAACGCGCCTCCCGGCTTTTTGGATATCAGCAGAAATGGCTAAACAATTCCGACAGGCAACGGCATTACACAAAAATGCGCCAGTGTGGTGCAGATTTTGCTTTTTCACTTGAAGCGCTGACGGATGCCATTGAAACCGGAAGAAATCAGGTTTTTATAAGCACATCGGAGGCTTACGCAGAGGGGGCCAGCCGTCGTTATATAGTCGGCTTTGCCCGCGAGGTAGGGGTAAGAATTAAAAGCGATACAAGAAAAATCGTGCTCAGCAATGGCGCGGAGATTTGTTTTGTCGGGGAAAAAAGTCTTTTTGCCGGATTATGCGGAAACGCATACGTGAGCGAATACGCCTGGGCAACTCACCCCGGCGCACTCTTTAAGCCAGCCAAGGCCGTAGCTGCAAACTCTTGCCACCGTCTGACCACATATACATCCCCTTCAAAAAATCAGGAAGCGTGGGAAGTATGGAAAACCCTTAGCCCGGCCAGCAGGGGAACAGTGATCCTTTCTGACCTTATGCGCGAAGACGCGCCGCTGTTCAGCCCGGAAGATATTGACGAATACCGCCGCACCATGTCCGCGGAAAATTTTGCCATGTTGTTTATGGGTAAATGGCCGCAGGCAGACCAGGAGCAGCCGGAATGAGCAAGAAAAAAACAACCGGTCGCAGCAAAGCGGGCGGCGCCAGCACGGCAGAAACCATGACGCAGAATTCACAAGGCGTGGAAGCGTTCAGCTTCGGTGAGCCGGTCCCTGTTCTGGACCGCCGGGAACTGATGGATTATCTGGAATGCGTCCAGGTGGATCGGTGGTATGAACCGCCCATTAGTCTGGATGGTCTGGCGCGCACGTTCCGGGCAGCACCTCACCACAGCAGTGCCATTTATGTAAAGCGCAACATCCTGACCAGTACGTTTATCCCGCATCGCTGGCTGTCAAAGCAGGCGTTTTCCCGGTTCGCACTGGACTTCCTGACTTTTGGTAACAGCTACCTTGAGCAGCGCGTGAACCGGCTGGGCCAGACGTTGAACCTTGAGCCATCGCTGGCGAAATTTACCCGGCGCGGTACGGACCTTGATACCTACTGGTTTGTGCAGTACGGGTACAACAAGGATCCGTACCAGTTTGACGCAGGCCGCGTGTTTCACCTGATGGAGCCAGATTTGAACCAGGAGATTTACGGCCTGCCGGAATACCTGTCCGCCATCCCGTCAACCCTGCTTAACGAGTCTGCCACCCTGTTTCGCCGTAAGTATTACCTGAACGGCTCACACGCGGGATTCATCATGTATATGAGCGACCCGGCAGCCAACCAGCAGGACGTGGATAATATCCGCGAGGCGCTGAAAAAATCGAAAGGGCCGGGCAACTTCCGCAACCTGTTTATGTACAGCCCTAACGGAAAAAAGGACGGCATCCAGATAATCCCACTGTCTGAAGTGGCGGCCAAGGATGAGTTTATGAACATCAAAAACGTGAGTCGCGATGACATGCTCGCCGCGCACCGGGTGCCGCCTCAGCTGATGGGCATCATCCCGACCAATACCGGCGGCTTTGGTGATGTAGAAAAGGCGGCAAAGGTTTTTGTCCGCAATGAGCTGATCCCGCTTCAGAAACGGATGAGCGAACTTAATGATTGGTTGGGGGAAGAAATCATCCGATTTGAAGCCTATGATCTTGATTTTATATAGCACCATTTTTATTTTAAGCTCAAAAAGACCGCTTAAATGCGGTCTTACTTTAGAGTGTCGATATTGTCCAAATTCATTATCAACTGATAATCGCCTGCCCCTCTTCCAAACCCATAGTTTTGCTTTCTATGAGTTAATTGTTTTTCTTGTATTCTAGACTTGAAAACATCAGCGTTAGGAACTCCAAGCGCTTCCTTCAATTTCAAAAAACCTTTATGTTGCGTTGCTCGCAAGAAAATATCAGGAATACCGTTATAACCTATATAAGGTGTAGTGGCTGCATACCAAAATATCCCATCATGACAACAGGTATATGCTAAGCACAATATATCAGCTTCGATAATATCTTTAAATTTGATGTCACTTCTATCTGTATTGCGTTTGATGAATTCAATCGTAGGGCTATAGAAGTTCTTATCCTTATCAAGAGCGTGTTTAATTACTTCTGAACCTGTGAAAAAAGAATCAAATGAGACAAATTTTTTAGTGTTTGAAAGCTCGCTTTCTGTCATTAAATAATGGGATGAAAAAATCTCATTTATTAATTTGAATTTATTTTTCTTCAACATGCACGCAATGCAATTAAGGAATATATCATAAACAAATATGCTTTGTGCATCAAACCAATTAAGGTTATAACTGGTCAGTTCCGCAGGGAGAGTCGGAAGAATCAATAGTGTTTCAAAAAAATTAATAAAAATCTCTCCAAGTTTTTCTTCTTCGGTAAACTCCAGCTCTAGAAAAAACCAGTCACAGTAGAGATTTTTTATTGGTTTCATTGCCGAATAATCACTAACGATTTTTGAAGCTAAATAATCGTAATCCGTATTTTCCGGAGCTGTTCTAACTCTTAAGCTATCAAGGTAAGCAAACGCAGAAGATAAGAAATCTTCTCGATAGTGCGATATACCGTTCTTGCTATGCAATAACGCTTGTTTTAGGCCATTAAACTTTGTTAAGGGTTCGCTAACTGGTTCGTAACGAATGTCATTAAGAAAAGAGGGGGGCGGCCCTAGTTTAGGCTTTTTATGCAGGGGTTGACCATGTAGAAGCCTTATTAATTGTTCCCAGTTTTCATTTTCTTTTTCAGGTGTAGTAAAGTCAATCCCGATTAAAGAACTCATAAAAACAGGTAAAAATGGTTCCCCCTGATCATTCTGCTCGCAGAAAATTGGGATGAATTTCGTTTGCGCTACTTTTGTATAGACTTGCTGTGAAATAATTTGTGACTCAGTTCCAACTCCTTTTATTTTCTTGTCTGCTTTTTCAGTATAGGCTTTGTCACACATTACTAAAACATTTGTAATCGTATCATCAACAACAAGCTTTTCCATAAAAGCATTTTTGTCATGGCCTTCTTTTAAGTCATATATATCGATTATGACATCAACTCCATCACCAATTAATCTGTCTGCAATCTGTTTAACCCTTTCTCTATGTGCCACTGAAGACCAACTATATGAGATGAAAATCTTTGGTTCCATTGCGTTCCCTTATCATAAGCCAACTTGTTCTATTTACATTACTGCTAACTTAAACATGTAACAAGCACATATAAACTGTATCGATACTTGATGTACATTTTAACCTAGAAAATAATCTAAAGTAATGATTAATTATTTTATAAGCTGAGCATCACACTTTTAACTTAAATTGCGCGCTCGTAGCCCCGCCACGCCTGCCCGCTTTGTACATGGGTTTTCATGCAGGTGCATGAATTACGAAAAAGCCCGCCAGAACAGGCGGGCCAGAGGCAAAACGATCCTTTTAAGATCCTTCATTTTCATGCAGCATAGACATGCATGGCATGGCATGGCATGGAAGGGGATGGCTCTAGCTGAATTTTAATCAGACGCACCTGCCAGCTTAGTCGGCTTTATAAAAAATTTCTTTTTCAGCATCCTGATTTTCACCGTTTGCCAAATCGGCAATAAGGCTTAACGCTAGCTTCAGATCAGATGGCTTGCAGTTTGCTAACAACGAAACTTCCGCAATGAATTGCACGCAGGCCCATTTGTGCTGGGTACGGCTGACTTCTTCAACAACCATGAAATCCCTCCCGATAGGATTACTGTATAAATATACAGTAGCACGTTATGAGAAAAATTTAAAAGTGATTGCAGTCAAAAAGTATGAACATCATTGATATATGCTTAAACTGATAACCTTTTGAAATTATGACGATGCGTCAATTTCATTCAGGGCGGTCATGATCGCCAGTCGCTCTGCGGCTGGAAGCGCCGCGTATTTTTCCTGCCAGCGGCTGGCCTTACGCTTAATGCGGTTTCTGTCGTTGTAATCTTTACCTGCGAAGGTATGGGTATAAGCCCGACCTTCTGAAAAGTTCATCCATAGTTTTTCCGTTCTGACCCCACCGCGCGTCATTGCCTGAAATTCACAGGTGCGCCATTCTGGCAGCATTGAGTCATAAAGCCTGGACGGATAGCCGGATAAAATGATGTTCACATTTTCCGGCAGGCCCATAAGACAGGAAAGTAAGCGACGATGATCATCTACCGTGTATTCGAAACGATAACGCGCCTTACTGGTGCGGGTTTCCGGTAAATAGGGCGGATCGGCGTATACCAAAACGCGACCGGCGCTGGCAAAATCAAATGTTTCCAGATACTCAACCGCATCGCGGTTTACCAGGCTCACATGTGAAAGCTGATGTGTGAAAACAAAATTTTTGAGCGCCTCCTCATCCAGATCAATTCCCACGTTGCGTAACGCAGGCGGCTTCCGCTGCATTACCGCACCACCGCCTAGGTGTGTCTCGATGTACGTATCATGCGGCGGCATTTGCGCGATAATTTTCTGATAGACGCCGCTTGCGGCTTTGCTTCCCAGATAGCTCATCGTTTTTATCTCCGTTTCTTCTGCAGCATGGTTAAAAATGGCCTTATTCGATGAAATGGCCAGCACGATCGGAAATGACCATGAAGGGCTTTTGGTACCACATGGTTATTTCTGACCCTGATTTTGATAAGCCGAACGCAGCCGCGTTACCCAGGTGTTGACCGTTGTCGCAGCGGATTGCGGCAATTTTTCCCGCGTTCTGTAGAGTGCGCCGTCACTTCGGGCGACATAGAAAACACCGTCCAGCGCAATACGCTGACCGGTAAGCAACAGGCCGACTTCTGTTTCTCCGATATCCCAGCCGATAGAGCTGGCAAATTCGCGGATTTTTTCAGCCCGTTCGCCAGGCTGGCGCAATACCGGCTGGCGTTTTCGCCGCTCACGCCTGCGCTGTTGCTCCGCTTTAAACTCTGCGGATAGCCTGGCTGCAACCTCTTTTCTTTCCTTCCGCGTCAGGGAGCTGTAATCAATAGCGCAGCTGGCACCGTCAGCTATGACGGTGCTTTCCTGAAATGTATTTTTTTCAACCGTTCGCGGCTCCCGCGTACAGTTATTGACAGAACTCCGAGGGGCGGCGCTGCCGCCTGAAAAGTCAAAATCAAAACCGGAAGCGTCATCCTGCTTACGCTTCGGCACGATTTTGTACTGTGATATGCGGGTTAAAATCAGGGATGTTTCGCCCTTAAACGGGCTGTAAACTCCGGAAATTCTGGACACGTCATCGCCGTAAATATTGCCATTTTCGGTAACGTCATAACTCAGCCGGACGCGCAAACAGTCGCGGGCAACAAGCGGGCCGCCCTGCGCCGTAACATACCCAGCCCAGTTCCCTTCATCCGCAGCGGTATGCGCTTCGGCAATCTCTGGATGTAAAACCAGCTCGCGATCCCGCAGCCTGCGCAGTTCCCGGTAAACGGTCACCGGTGCGCCGCCAATCTGCTGGAACTGACGAATAGCCCAGCGGGACGCCCAGGCACTGACACGGCGCGCCATATCTTTTAGCGGCTCGCCGGTTTCCTCGTCTTTCTCATCGTCCAGGGCATAACCGTCGATATTTTTGCTGATGTATTTGGCGATATAGCCGGTGGCGCTGCCCTGTTCTTCCTCAATCGGTACGACCTTAAAACGGTTCTCTTCTGCGCCCGCTTCGCCGCCATCTTCTTTCAGCGCATATTTACGGAAAATGACGCGCGCCAGCTCAGCATGCTCAGGGCGCATAAACAGCAACAGATGCCAGTGCGGCGTGGCGTCATGGTGAGGTTCAACGACCCGAAAACCAAAGACACGAATACCCTTGCGTTTCCATGCGGCGCGGGTTTTTGACCACACCTTACAGAGATAGCGCTGGGTATCACGAGGGGAAGAACCGTTGAATTTATCGTTACGGCGCCCGCTCTTTTGTGTTGAGTGGTAAGCGGATGGTGCGGTAAGTGTATAGAAATCACCGGCTAGCCCTTCCAGCTTTGCCAGGTCTTCGAAGCCACGCATACGCACCATTAATTCAGCGCGCCGGATAGCCGGGTTAGCAATACTGCCGTTCACCTTATCCGCCAGTGACAGACGCTCGCCGGTGTCCTGTTCTTCCAGTTCCATCGCATTGAGGTATTCGCGGTTGGCTTTTTTCTGCGCCTGCCATTCTTGGACACAAGGTTCACTGCTGTAGGGTGCGGATTTAGCCTGAACGTAACCGGTCACTATCATGAGGTGTTCGCGCCAGCGGGCATGCATACGACGCAGGCGGTTTAGCCACCATTGCGGCGACTGTAGGCGCGCCACGCATTTAATCGCGTCCTCGCCTTCCAGTTCTTCATTACAATAAGCTGTCCATCCCGGCACGGCGGTATTCAGGTGCGATGCCAGAAATCCTATCCGGCCATAACCGGACAGCGTTGAAAAATGAGGGTCGGCGGTGCGTTCATACTGAAAATCAACCTCGCGTATAAACTCGTTTTGCAGGATATCAGCAAGACTATGCGCCAGGCGTTTCAGCTCTTTTTTACCGGCCCACAACAGGCGGAAAAACTCATTACGCAGCGGCAACAGGGCCGCCGGTAATGTCGCATTCGGCAGGTAACGGTCATTCACATGGTCGATACGGGAAAGGACATGGCGCTCAAAGGTGTTTAACAGCCAGTTATCGGCGGCTTTTTTGCCTTTCGCGTCCATCTGTTCCAGCTTGCGCGCATAGAAATTACGGACATAGTGAGGCAATGAAGCCAGACGGCGGCGGGCGGCCTTGCTGCGGTCTGGTTTTTCATCGGTTTCCGCCAGCTCCATCGCGGATAAAAACTTACGCTTGCCGTCAGGGGTCAGATAACGGATCCCGCGCTCGCTGTCGTCACCCTGATAAGCTACGACAGCGGCGCGGGGTGCGTTCCATGAGTAAACATATTCGCTCATGCAAGCTCCAGCGACAGCTGACGTTGTGAGGAATAACCGGCAAGCCACTCGGAACGAGCGGGCGGAAAGACTTTTTCAATGGCGTTTTTCAGAACAGCGCAACGACGTTTAAGAATGAGCGCCTTCAGTTCTTTTTCAGGAAGCCCCCTGGCAAAGTCAGCTTCACGTATAGCGCGGGTAAGCTCCGGGTACTTAACCTCAAATTTCGGCACATTACATGCGAGGTTTGTACTGTCAGCCGTGTTCAGTGGATAGCGTCCAAGAACACGGCCATCAAGCATTCGCAGGCCGTGAATTTTGGTAGTAAAACTGTGGCGGGCATAAATCGTTTCGAAAGCATCATCCATGCGGCGATGCCAGCGCGGGGTACGAATGGTGGCAAACACGCCGGAAGAGCCAAAGCAGACGCGCGGCCACTCATGGCACAATTCAACCAGGCGGCTCAAAGATTCATGAAGGTGCCAGACAGGCGCGGCTTTATCTCGGAAACAACGCGGCAGATTAGCGATAAGGGAATCATTGTCCGCTTCTCCGCCTTCCACCACATCCGGGATAACAAAAAAGCTCAGCCTGGGATGGTGATAATGTGGAATAAGCCACTTATAAAACTGCTGCCAGTCGATAACAAGGCCGCGCTTCCATGCCGAAAACGCGCCGTTGTCTATGGCAACCTCCGCGGCATAACGTAATGAGTCACTTAATTGGTCGGGTCGGGCGTAAGAAACAAAAGCGCCGGAACCGCTCACCGCAATACGATGAACGGCACCGGCATCGCCCCAAACAGGCGTCCCGTGGAAGTGACAAACTGGTGAGAAATGGGGACTCAAGCCCGCACCTCATGCACTGCTGTACTATCACGCCCGTTAGCCAAATCAATCCCGAACCATGCCTTTTGGGCTTGGTAACGGGATACGGCGATCACTTCTGGGGCGGTTTTGCCATCACCGGCGGCAACACCCAGACTGCGGCGCGCCGTGATGCGGTGGCATACAAAATTGCGGTAGAGGGAACGGGTTAATGACGTATCGCTGTTGGATACGACAACCGGGTAACCTTCTGATGAACGGCGCTCAAGAATGGAGGCCAGACGGTACTGGTCATCCTCATTAAAACCATTTGTGTGATAACCGGTAAACACACCGTCATAAGGCGGATCGCAGTAAATTACATCGCCCGGTTGCAACATGTTCAGGGTTTCGTCGAAGCTGGCGCAGACAAACGTGGCGCGCTTCGCTTTTTCAGCAAAGGCACGTATTTCCGCTTCAGGGAAGTAAGGCTTTTTATAATTGCCGAACGGGACATTAAAGCCACCGCTCTGGTTGTAACGGCAAAGCCCACGGTATGAATAGCGGTTGAGATACAGGAAATAAACAGCGCGGTGAAAAGTATTAATTTCCCGGTCATGATTAAAAGCCTCACGCACCCGGTAATAATTTTCAGCCAGAAGAAAGCTTTCAAACACTGCTTTTGCCCGCAGTATAAAATTTTCACAATCACTTGCGATCGTGCGATACAGATTGATTAAATCGGGGTTGATATCCGCGACAAGATAATTTGGATAATCTGTTGCCATCATCACAGCGCAGGAACCCGCGAAGGGTTCAACCAGGCGCGGGCCTTTGGGAAGATGCGCGAACAGTTCCGGCATAAGGTCAGTTTTATTACCCGCCCATTTCAGGATGGTGCTCATACAGCACCGCCTTGTTTAGCCGACTCAACAACTAAATTTATCCGGGTAAGGCTGCGACGCTCGCGTAATTCCAGCGCCATCGATATTTCCTGAATTGTAGGTTCAACACCGTCAACGTTCCCGGCTATGATTTCATCCAGTTCCGCATCGGTTAGCGGCTTAACGGCCAGTCTTTCTTTGTTCATACAGCACCACCTACATAATGTTTGCCTTTCAGCTCTGTAACTTCCTGACAGGTGACGCACAGCGCCACGCCCGGTACTGCGATGCGCCGCGCTTCAGGGATGGATTCGCCGCACGATTCGCATAGAAAACGGGAAACCGCAGCGCCACGGCTGCGGGCATTAAGAATTAGGCGCTCGCGTTCTTCATGCTCGCGTTGCTGGGCCAGATCGATAGAGTCAGCCATCAGTGAGCCTCCGCCGGTTTTACGCAGCGACTAACTATGCTGTCGGTTAAATACAGATCGCCGATATCATCGGGGCCAGTAAGGCCGACGAACTCCTCAAGGATAAAAACGCTTACCCCTTTGGGCAGGCGCTTAATAAATATCCCGTTGTAAACATTGTCCGATTCAAGTGGGGTCACCAGAACACGCTGGCCGGGAATCAATTGCGCGTTATGCATCAGTGGATCTCCTGGGCTTCGTTCTGGATTTTGACGGCCTCATCGCGCAATAGCTCTGCGGCTTCTGCGCAGTTGAGCTGGCGGGAGGTGATGCGAGCGGCCAGCGTGTCCAGACGCGCGGCCATAGCCTCAGCGCGGCCCCGGCGTTCATCTTTGCGGGCCTCAGAGAGCAAATAATTAAGGCCTGCATCATCAGGCCCGGTTTTGGTTTTACGTGTTTCGGTATTTCGCATTTTCATTTCTCCAGAATTCGGGCAAAAGAATGCCCGGCGGGTTTACGCCATTATTTAACTTGAACGATTAGTTGTAGCCGTAGACGCGGTGCGGTTTCTGATTCAACTGGTTAATCATTTCCGCTTTTAGTGCTTCCATAAATTCCTGACAGCACTCCCAGTTCGGGTCAACTTTGAAAATCTCACCTGAACGGGTTTTAATTTCGAAGCCGTTATCCATATTAGGGATCACAACACCGAGAATTAAATTAAGGTCATTTTTTGAAAGAGCCATAAGCCACCCTTTTTATTAATGAACGAGCAATACGAATAATTAAATATGCTGGCGATTTCCGCTTGGTTTTCAGCCCGTTTAATAATTCGGACTGGTCGCGGCTTGGATGCCAGCGCTTACCGTCTTTACCCATAATCCAGCCGTTGCCGTAATGCATGGAGGGACTCTGACGAACCAGCAATGAAGCGAATGAAGGTGCGTTATCCATGACCGACACCTCAGATCAAACCAAACGATGCGCCGACGCCGGTCATGGTATCGACCGCACTGGACATCGCCGGACTGGATTTAAGCCGCGCATCTACAGCCAGTGCGCTTAAAGCAAGAAAACGCATTCCAGCGTTCGCACTTTCCACAATCGAACGGCGGGACAGGTGCGTAATACGACCAGTGGTTGCCGCGTTCGCAGCGACCTGACCAACCTGCGCGGTGGCCTGCATAACGTAGATGGATAATTTTTCCCTGGCTAACTCATTTACCGGCACACAAGGCAGGCAATGAATTTGAGCAAGGAAGCCATCAACCAGTGACGCATCCTCGGTTAAGTCAGTCAGCAACCAGATTTCTGGCGCTGTGAACTGATGGGGTTGAGTGGGGTTAAGTTTGTTGCGAAGGGTTTGCGGCCTCATCCCTGCGCGCCTGGCTAACGCAGTAATGTCATGCCGCTTAGCAAAAGCACGGCATGCATCATCAAAGTGTGGGTGGTTAGAAACTCGAAAATCAAACATGTTGCGTTCCTTTTCAACTCGCATAATTGAATTGCTTAAGCGGCAACGTATTTGCAATTGATACCCTGCTGAAGCAGGCGGGCACGAAAAGCAACCATATTGATACGAGCTGCGCCGCCGTCTTTCTTACGCGGCATCAGGAGCAGATCACCATCCGCAACCATCTGTTTTACAGTACGGATGCCGTATCCATAGTGTTCTGCAAACTCTTCATAAGTCATCAGATCCGGGCCTGACGGGATTGCAATTTGTGGAGTCATGGGTAAATATCTCCGGTTAAATGTTGTTATGGTGCATTGGCGTGCATTTTCAAACTACGGTTGGATAATATGATCCATTTCATTACATGTAAACTGTCGAAATGGATTATTTGAGGTTTGTATGGCGATTGAATTTGATGATGTAAAGGAAGTACTTGAAAGGATTATTGTTTCTTATGGAGTCAAAAGCAGAACAGAGCTGGCAGAACTGCTGTCCATCCCACTTCCCACCATCAATAATTGGGTTGCACGTGGCAGTGTGCCTGGTAACTACATCATACAATGCGCAATTGAAACCCAAGCAAACCTTGAATGGTTAGTTACTGGTCAACTCGCAAATGCGAGTCGAAGAGGAGTGGTTGCTTCTTACCTAACTGGTAAGGAACTGTATGAGCAAATTCTTTCTTCTGGTGGGAAAGCCGTGCTTCAGCGCATTTTGGCTGCATATGGATTTTCAATGCAGAAGCAATTAGGTGACCTTTTGGATCTGTCTTCAGGGACTATTAGCACCTGGATAAGAAGAGATTACTTCCCTGGAGACGTGGTCGTTGCTTGCGCACTGGATACCAATGTATCTCTACGTTGGTTAGCTACAGGCTTGGGAGATAAATATGAACATGTCGAAATCATAAACACTTTAACGCTAAATTCTTTTGTTCTTTCATCGGGGAGCCTTATTGAAGATGAGGGATGGAATATTGATTCAAATTTTATACCTGATAGCGCTAAAGATGTTTGTTATGTAAAAAGCAATACTCATGCATGGATCGTTGACAGAGGTAATAAAAACATCGCCAATGGTAGGTGGCTGTTAAGCGTTGATGGAGTGTATGACGTTTATGAGGTGACAAGGATGCCTTCGAACAAAATACAGGTTAAGCCAAACCAATTAGATAATGCGTTCGTTTGTAATACTTCTGATGTTGAGTGTTTTGGACAAGTTATCTTTACTATTGAAAAGAATTTTTAAGGAGAGATTCATGTTGCGCGCATATTTCAAATTAATCCTTTTATTCACCATTTTAATAAGTCCAATGCATTCTTTCGGTGCAAAAGAAAAACAGAAATTAGTTCTAGAGGGAGATATTCCTCATGCAATAATTGAGTGGTTAAAAGGTTTCAGAGGAGAGAGCATTACATTAGAGAATCAAGTTTTAACATTTGTATTTAAAGATGAGCAAGTTACTGATTTGATGGCAAACACTGTGGCTACAAGTGTATGTAATTCTCGGTTCGCAGGCGGAGCCAACGCCAAATGGCCTCAAGACACTCTAAATAAAGTAGTGGTAATAAATCATATGCAAACCCAAGGTTTTCAGTATGACATTGATGCTAAAGCCTGTGATGAGTACGGCCAGATGACCGGCGATGAAGGTAATGAGTTCATTAAGTCAAAAATGAACGACTACCCATAGACCACACTTTAAATCTACGTAGCTGAAAGTATGACAATTAAAAAATTGACTTCTGGCGAGTGGCTTTGTGATTTTCGATTAGACGGGGCCGACAGTCGCCGCATCAGGAAAAAATTTGCATCAAAAGGCGAGGCGGTTGCTTTTGAGGATTTTAAAAAGAGGGAAGCGCAGGACAAGCCCTGGAAAAGCGAGAAAGAAGACCGCCGCAGGTTGAGTGAAATTATCGAACTTTGGCACAAGCTACACGGCCAAGCGCTAGTAGCCAGTAAATCACGGCTGGCTAAATTGCATATTGTTTGTAACGGTCTTGGTGACCCTGTGGCATCACAGCTAACCGCCAAAGATTGGGCGCATTATCGCGACCGGCGGTTGCGCGGCGAGATTGATAATGGATACCACAAAGACCCGGCGGACTGGATAGCAAAACCTATCACGGTAAACCGTGAACAACAGTATCTGATGGCTGTCTTTAATGAGCTCAAAAGGCTTGGAGAATGGAAGCTACCAAACCCGCTCGAAGGTATTCGCGTTTTTAAAGAAGCCGAAAAGGAAATGTCATGGCTGACCCCACAACAGATCGCCGAACTTTTTCGCGCCTGTGAACGGTATGGTAAAGAAAACCTGACGACTATTGTTAAGGTTTGCCTGGCGACCGGCGCACGGTGGAGTGAAGCCGAGCGCCTTACCCGTTCCCAGCTCTCACCCTATAAACTGACGTTTACAAAAACCAAAGGTAAAAAAAACCGCACCGTCCCCATCCCCAGGTGGCTTTATGATGAACTGGCAACCCGTCAGGGCAAAATGTTCAAGCCGTGCTATCAGGAGTTTAAAAAAATGCTGGCGCTGACGGACATTGAGCTAACCGAGGGACAGAAAACACATGTTCTGCGACATACTTTCGCATCTCACTTTATGATGAACGGTGGGAACATACTTGTTTTGCAAAAAATCTTGGGTCATTCCAACATACGTGAAACTATGAGATACGCTCATTTTGCACCCGATCACCTTGAGGAGGCAGCTGTTTTGAATCCCATCGCTAATCCAGATGTTTTTTTATGCGCTTTTACATAAATATTTAACGCTATTGCTTTAGCTTATGAGTGTAACTTTAGAATTTAATCGAAAGTGTGTTACGGCTCAAAGAGGTTACGTAAAAAAAAATATATTATTTTGTTACTCCTCCATTATTTTCTGAGAAAACAAAATGTTAACACACTCATTTGAAGACTTGGCTCAGGCTTTTCGCGTTTTGCTTGAATCTAACTTTTCATTTCATCAACTTCTAAATGTCGATCGAGCAGAAGCAATAGGGAATCTAGAAGCAGGGATAAATACTCAATTAAATGCATTTCATAATCTTTACGACAATATGATACAAAATGAACTGGGACCAGATTGGTATATGGAACCAGAGTTACTAGTGATACTTGTTATACGTAATGCTAGGCATCATAACAAGGCCAATCGTATAAGAACTTTATATAATTTTCATCGTGTTGCTTCAGCAAATCCTTTGGAAATCAAAAATTATTTTTACGTTGATTTCAACAATTCAACTCAAGAGGAAGGAGGTGATTGCTTTGATGTTCCTCTTTCTTGGAGCGATATAGATGAGATGCTTTCGCTTCCGCGACAAGAGTCCAAATTAAGACCTGAAGCAAGAGCGAGAGTTAGAGCTTATCTAAATGCTGACTCTTTTGAAGCGGCAGCAACAAACGATGGTTTTCATAAAGAGGATATCTTCATAAATTATGTGCCTCTAGCGCTCAATGCAGGTATTGCATTGTCTCCGTTTACCATTGATAACGTTGCACCGCATGAAGACTCTGTTGAGGCGAACTTTTTCCTCCGCCATTTTCAACGTACCGCTCCTGTACTAACTCATTTGCATGAAACAAGCGTCATTCCTTTTCGACTTCCTGAGTAAGATATAGAGATGCTGATGTTTTTTTATGTCCATATAATGCCCACAGAGCTTGCATTTGGTGGCACTGCATTGCACTAAGGATGCAATTAACTTGCTGTTTTTGTTAATTTTTACTTGTATATCAATCGCGTCCGTTAAAAGCGCCTGAACTAAGAAACGCTTTCGCGACATCCGTGAAAGTAGTGTAGATACAAGGGGTTGGCATTTTGCCAGCCCCTTGTTTTTTTGGGATCGCAGGAATTTTTCACCGCTGTAGTCAGCGCGGTTTCGCAAGGATGTGAAACAAAAATGGACAGGTCACTGCTCTTTTTTTATGGATTATTTGTCGGTTTCATTGGCTATTACTTATGGAAAGCTAAAAAGCAACAGGTTCTCGTCAATACTCTGGCGCAACTGACCACGCTAGGCATCAGCATAATTCTGGCCTCGCAGATTGCAAAGACGGGCTCCGGGGCATGGTGGCTCGCTGTGTTTATTTTCGCGTTGACGCTCTACGTCGGCGGCGCGATTCTGTTTCTCGCCATTAAATCTCATCACGGTAAAAAGCAGCTACTGGCCGCGCTTAACGTTATTAAAAGTGAGGGTGCAGCAGGCCTGGAAGCCTTATTACATAACGACGTTGATAGTCGCCAGGGTGGGTTGACATGGTTTGTTGTCTGTATGCCAGAGTCAAAAAGCGTAGAGATCGGCGCAAATATTACTAACCAGTCATGGGCGTTAAATAAAAAGTATTACCTTCGCACCTTATCAAACAGAACGGTTTGTTTTGTACCCGACACGGTTCTGGAGGAGGTCGATCTCAACAGGGATGGGCTTTATGCCCTGAGCATGTTTGTGCGGCATAGCAAAGTCACTGCTGAATTAGTCAGGCATTATGCAGAGGCCATAAAAAGTGGCGTCAATGAGCCATGGAAGTGCTTTGATGACGAGTCATCATCAAAGCCTTAATGGCTCGTGCTGTGGTGGGCTATTTTTTGACAAGGAAAATGATCGATGAAAATCCTGAACGTGTTACTTCTTCCTCTGTGTTTCGCATTCCTGAGCACCTCTTCCTTTACGTATGCAGCCAACTATCCGTGTTCTAAGTCGAAAGGTGGCGTCTCGCACTGTACCGCTGATGGTAAGTTTGTGTGTAATGACGGCAGCATAAGCCGTTCCAAAAAGAAATGTAGTTAG